CTTCCTTACCACCCTTCATCTTGGTGCCCGCTTTTCTATATCCCTTCCAACAGGTTTTAGATCCATTATCATCAACCCCATCCATTTTTTCAAACACATAGTGAACGCCTTCCACATGAATATTAAAGGCTTCTTTTACCTTTTCTTTTTTGTCTTCACATGGTTTGCATTCTTTGCTACTCTTCTTCTCTTTTTCTTCGTAACCTTCTTTAGCAACTACATTAGTATACTTAATTTTAGCACCATGTGATTGCTTTACGCCAGCACCAGTGCGGAGATCAACAGAAGGATCTGCTACTGCTGCATTTGCTTTAGGATCTTTTCTTGAAAAATCATCTTCGCCACCTTTCTTTTGTAAAGATGGAATTCCTTCTTCTGAAATAATTTTTTTGTTGTTAAAATATGATATCGTAGATTCAATCAACGCTTTAGAATATTCGTCATTGTTGTGAATAGTTGTCGATGGTTTCTGTCTTTCCATTTGTAAAGAATATACTTTTCCTGTTCTTATTTATGTTTTCAACAACATTAACTTCTCGAATATCTTTTATCCACGCACGAAACATTTGTTTTTCTTCAGTAACAGCTATAACATAATTAACACCAGAGCGGATTATCGTCCCCTTCTCGCCAGTATTAGCATTCATTACAACACTACCTTCTTGAAATATTTCTTTTTGTTTATATCTTTTTTGTGTTGCTTCTTGCTTTAACTGTTTAAAATCTTTCATTTAAAACATTTTTAATTATTTATGGAGTTATGGGGGTACGATCCCCAAACCTTTCGGATGCAAACCGAATGCTCTACCAATTGAGCTATAACCCCGAGCGGAGGGTGGGCGAATCGAACGCCCAAGGGCTTTAACACCTCAACTGTTTTCAAGACAGGTTCCGTCGCCAATCGGATTGACCCTCCAAGATAGTTATACTTCCTCCAGATAATATTTCATATGCGAAAAGTTTTTATCTTTATCGCGGATTGTTTTTCCACGAAATCTAAAAAGTTTCTGGTTGCCTTTATCAGACACAACCCACATCACAGGACCTTGAGATGTATGTTGGAACATAAACTTTGCTTTTTTTGGAGCAGTAAAAGATGTTAGTGTTTTCATAGATCTCCCTCCTTACGATTTTCGGAAAAGTAAACATCAAAGGCACCTTCAGGATAACGCTTTAAAAGTTTTTGAACATTACGTTTAATTACATCATCAAAAGATATGTCAAGCGCCATACATGCTTGAGCAACATACCACATCAGATCACCAAGTTCAATAATCATATGCTCTCGGTTATCTTCGTTAAATGGTTTGCCTTGGAAAATCATTTTCTTAATGATCTCAAGGAACTCGCCGCCTTCAGCATTAATACCGACACCAGCAGTAAGCAGTCGTTCAATATTGGCACCCTTACGATCCAACTCAACAAGCCGATCAGATAGGGCAACAAAATCTGTAGAAGCATCTGAAGTAACAGTATCAACAAATTCTTGATACTTTGTAAAAGAAATAGGGTTGGTCATAAATTAAATTACAAATTTTGAAAATTTATCAAGTCGTGATTGTGTAGAAGAAACATCTTCTAGGTAGTCGTAAGTTTTTTCTTCTGTTGTATCTGTGATAGATCCGTCAGAATCTTCTACATTATACAACTTCATTTTTGCTCTGTCAACCCCTACTGTAAATCTTCGGTAGAATGTGGGGTCGTTGTATCTGTTCTTGAGTTGTTTAACCATGATTCTGCCCGACGCCTCAAGCTCCTCCGTCGATATAAGAGCAAACATAAAGTCAGCAGTGGCAGGTAAACCAAAGGACTCCGAAGTATCAGTAAGATCCACGTCGCTATTGCCAAAACCACTACGGGTTGTTTGCGTCGCTGAGACAATAGGGACATTGTGTTCAACAGCAAGACCACGTAGTTCTTCAGCAATAGCTTTAACATAAGTATAAGAATTTACAATGTGACCTTTGTATCTAGCAGAAGCACAGATGTTAAGGTAGTCGATAAAGATGATGTCGGGTTTAAAATCTTTTTTTAAACGCAAATCATTAAGCAGTGCTTTAAAATGATTTGCATGTGCAGATGCGGTTGGATATTCTTTGATGATTAATTTACCTTGAGTTCTTCTACCAATGTCTTCAATTCTAGAAGTAAACAATGTTTGTGGTAGATCAGCAACATCTTTAATATTTACATTTAAAAGATTTGCGTCTATTCTTTCTGCAATTTTTTCCTCAGACATTTCCAACGTAATGTATAAAACGTTCTTTCCTAATGAAAGGCACGAGGCGGCGCAGTGGCACATGAATAGAGATTTTCCTACCCCAGTACCAGCAAGGGCAACGTTTAATGTTTTATTTGGTAGTCCTCCCTTAGTTATTAAATTAAACTTGTCAATGTTAAATGGTATCTTAACTTCATCTTTATGATAATATTCATAACGTATATCAGCATTATCTACATAATCATGTCCGATATATTCGTCAAACGATACCGCTAGAGCTTGCTGAAGTATAGATGGAATGGCATCTCTTGATATTTTTGGATCTTCTCCATCAGCAATTTTAATTGATTGTAACAAAGCATTGTATATTGCTTTATCTTTACACCACTTTTCTGTTGCCGTGAGTAACCAATCTATATCAACCCACTCTTCACTGTACTGTTTAACTTTTTCAACGCTTTGTTTATATGTTTCTTCAGTAAGATCATTCCTATTTTGCAAACTAATTATTAAAATTTCTTTTGTAGGAACCTTATCAAACTTGGTAGAAAAATCATAGATCTCTTCGAATATAGTTCTTTCATCATACTCTTGAAAGTAATTTGATTTAATATAGGGCAACACCTTCCTGTAATAATTTTCATTACATATTAAATTTCTGATAATCGTAGATTCAATCTTCTCCGTCATCTCTCACCCCATACGAAAATTCTGTCATAGCACGTTCCTCTAATTTTGCCATAACATCTTCTGTAAAATATTTTTCTGGATTTTTTAAAATTTCTTTGCCATAAACTTTTTTTCCGTCAATCTCATAGCGTCCCGCAACATTTTTCCAAATGCCTGCTTCTTCACCAAGTTCTAAAAGACCATAATATTTTTCTAATGCACGCCCATCAAAAAACAAACGTGTTTCTACTTTAGATCCTTCTCTGGTTAAACGGGACTTCTTCGCCTCACACTTAATAATGTTTCCGACCAAATCGGTTCCTTCTTTTTCTTTTTTCTTGGAAAGAAAAATGATCGTGCTAGCAGAGTACTTAAGACCAGCACCACCACCCATTTTTTGTTCTGTAATGTAAGAGCCAATAGCATCGTAAGTATGGTTTGTAACTAACATTGGAATATTTGCTTTGCCAAGTTTCAACGTAAGAATTCTGAATACAGATTTTACAAGTTGTGCTTTAGTCATGTCACGAACTTGTTTATCGTCCGATGCATCTTGAACTTCTTTAAGTGTAGAGAGCATACCCAAAGAATCTAATACAAACATAAGAGGTTTGCGTTCTTCTTTAGGTTGTTCCATATATTTATCAATGATACGAACAGCATGAGTACGAAACTCTTCAACTGTATCTACAGGATAAATTATAAGTCGCTTAGAATCAATATTGCGACTCTCAATCATCTTTTTACTAATAGCAGATTCTGTTTCAAAATAAATGACTCCAGCGGTGGGATCACTATCAAGAAAATTACGGACAATACTGAGACAAAAGAAAGTTTTGCCTGTGCCTTCGCCTCCCGCAAGAGCAGTGATTTTGTTAGATGGGATTCCACCAAATAAAGATCCAGATACCAACGCATTAAATACATAACTACCAGTATCAATATAATATTCAATGTCGCCAGCAGCGACACCATCAACAGCCATGGAAACAAATTCATTGTTGCTATCTTTAATTACTTTAGATAAAAAGTCCATAATGTTATTTAAAAAAATCTAATAGTGAAATTTTTCTTTCAACTTGCCACCCAATACATTCTAGCACATTTTTTAATGGTTCGTAAAAAGATTTATTAAACTGTAACTTATGATCAACATACTTTTCCAAATTAAATTCTACTGGGAGATTTTGATAAAAGGAAATTACATTTTCTTGAAGTGGGTTTGGTGTTTTTAAATATATAAATTTTATTTTTTCTCCTTCTTGAATAAGAGGATATTTGTGAGTAAGATTATACTTTCGTACATAGTGATTATACAGTAATGCACCTCTGACATGAATAGGTGTACCCTTTGAATAAATGTTTGATACACTTGTATATTTTTCAAGTCCATTAACACCCCTAGGAAAAGCAATATTTAAATAATCTTGATGCTTAATATCTTCCCGTATCTTTTCGACAAAATCAATTATATCATCATTTGTTTGATTAATGACAATAGTATATGCTTGAAGTAATTTATCTCTAAAGTATGTGGGGGTAGAAGAGCGAGCGGTTTCCATTCCACAAATTTTTATCTTGGGTTCTGAATACCTAACTCCTTCACTATCCCACACGTTGAGGACATATCGTTTCTTCGCAGTCCAGAATCCTCTATTAGCGATATTTTCCCGCTTCATCTTCATCTTCTGGTCATAAGCATTTACATATTGTGCCAGTTCTTGGTAAGAACTTTCAATATAAGGTTCAAGTTCCATCTGACAGATCTTATCAAGGAACCCCACAACTTTCTCATTAGTTTTCTCTCTGCCCTTGTATACAGTTTCAACCAGAGGACCCAAGTTAAGATACATAGAGTCAGTATCACAAGCAATAACATAGTCAACATCCTGTGTTTTTAGAATTTTATTAAGATAGGCATTCATCTTATTTTCAATCCAGCGAATAGATAGCTGACCAGAAAGAGTGATTGCCTCAGCGATTTCGAGTTTGTAATAACGAAAGTGCTCGTTACCGATAGCACCATAGGCAGAGTTGAGTTGAATCTTTCGTGCCATCTGAATGTTATTACAGCGAGCAATCTCTTTCTTCAATTCAACACTAGGATTATTTTCATACTGCTGCTTAGCAGCAAGCATCTTCTTTTTGTAGATGGTGCGTTCTTGATAAATTTTATCCATCAACTTAGGAAGGAATCCCTGATAGGTTGTATCGTAAAATGTACCATTAGCACATAGAGTTTGACCATTGAGATCACGAAGATCTAGTTCTTTATATAACAAACGCTCTACATTAACATTGGGGTGACGATGTGCTTGAAGAGTTTCTGGAGACAAGTTGTACTGCATGATGAGGTGTGGATACAGTGAGTTAAGGTCAAAGGACACCACCCAATCATACATTCCTGCAATAGGTTCTTTCACATATGCGCCTGCATACTTGCTATCTTTTACGCTTTCTTTTTTGGGAGGAATAACTATTTTTTGTTTAGCAAGATAAACATAGATAATATTATCCCACATACGCACTTGAGAGTAAACATCTTCAAAGTTTACTTTGGCATCGTATGCCATAGTAATAGCAAGTTCTAACAACTTCATCTTGTCGTCAAGTTGATCAACAAGGCGCACGTCATGAATATTATATTCAACAAACTTATTCCAATCTTTTGTGTAGAATTCTTTAAAAGTATCAAACTCACTGTGATCTAGTTTATTAGAACCAAGTTCTACAGAGCAGATATGATCAAGTCGATATGATTCTTGATTGGTATAAGTAAATTTTCTATACAACTCCAAGTAATCTAACGTGGCAATGCCACTAATATCATAAGCAATATTTTTTCTACCCTTAATATAAATTTCTCTGCACAACGTGTTGTTCCAAGGGGAAATCATTCTAGCTTCTTTTTCCCCGATAATTCTTTCAATTCTTCGCAGAATATATGGCATGTCAAATAACTGAACATTCCACCCAGTAATCACGTCTGGATAATTACACGACCACCAATGCAAGAATGCTTTAAGCATCCCTACTTCACTTTCAAAGTGCATGTAATCTACATCTTTTTGATCTTCTACATTATTAGTTTTCCAGTTATCGTATGGTCTAGAACCAAACACCAGAATTCTTCCCATCTCACTATCTTTTATACTGATAAGAAGAATCTCTTGATCTGCAGATTCAATGTTTGGGAATCCATTTTCTGCGCCAGTTTCAATATCCAATGTAAAAATACGAATTTTATTAATATCGTATTTCATTTCTTCATCTGGATATTGCTCCAAAATATATTGGTTTAAAAATCTGGTTTGACCATAGATTTGAAAATCATCTATATCTTTATGATCTTCAATAAATTGTTTTGCATCTTTAATTGTACCATGCTGAACTGGTCTAACGTACTTCCCATCTAGAGTTTTCCAGTCAGAATTTTTAACAGAAGGGAGAAACAGCGTTGGATTAAATTTAATTTTATCTTGAAATTTGTTTCCGTTTTCGTAACCACGAACTAAAATAGTATTACCCGATTGTTCAACGCTGGTGTAAAATTTCATTCTGTATCAGTTTCCTCAATAATTTCATCATTAATAATATTACTTCGTTCACTATGAACGAATGATGCGTACCGCGCCAAAAGAAATTTCTTTGGTTCTGAAAGAATAGTTATGTCAGATGACCTAACAACAAGTTCTCTTTCATCAGTATGCATGGGCCATGGAAGCAATTCTCTATCCTCAACGGAATAAGGATATTTTAAAATACAATCAGGATCTCCAAATTCTGTTTCTGGTATTTCTTCAAGTTCAGAAATAATCCAAATGCCATCAAACCGCAGCAACTTGATCATCAATTTCCTCGGTTGAATTGGTGCTCTCTTCGACTTGACGAATCTTTTCAAGGTAAGCTTCTTCTAGTCCATCATCACATTGCCCAAAAGCAATCACTGAATCGTAAGGAACTTTAAATTGATTGTCCTTAGAATAAGGACACCATTTACTAAATTTAACTTGAACGTCTTCGTCTGAAGGAATAAGTTGCAAAGAGTATGGGTGTATAAACAAAAGTCCAAGACCTCTTTTTTCTTCTTCGTTGTCGCTATCAAAGAATTCTTTTAAATCACAAATCAGTTGTTCACCACTTTTTAAAATTACAATTGATGGATTCATACGTTCTCCAATTATTTACAATCTATTATAGCATAAAAAATAGGGGGTGTCAACTGGATTTTGCCAGTCACCCCCTTAGCGCCGACGATATTTGGGTTGCCCCACATCTATTTATCCTTCAGTTAGAAGCTCTTGTCTGCCAGCACCGATATTGTATGTAGTTCGTTTTTGGTGCTCGGGGATAACCTTCTCCAATGAGATTGTTAATAAACCGTCTTCAAAATTAACAGCGGTTACTTTGACATCATCTGCAAGTTGCCAACTGTGGGAGAATGAACGCTTGGAGAGACCTTGGTGAACATACACTCGTTCAGAATCTCGTTTCTCAACCTTAGAGGTAACTCGGAGAATGTTCTGTTCTGTAGATACCTCAATCTTTTCTGCTTTAAATCCAGCCAAAGCGACTTCAATTTCGTAATTGCTTCCATCTTTTTTTATTAGATTGTAGGGTGGGTAACTGGTATTATGTCCAGACATTGCCTCTAAACGATGAAATACATCGTCCAGACCTACTGAAAATGGGGAGTAAATATCCCAAGTATATTTATTAGTCATTGTTTTCTCCTTAAATAAGCGAGAGTTTACAAGACCCCGAAGGCGTCTTTGTTATTATATATCATTTTTTACAGAAAATACTAGTGCGGAATACCCACTAAATATCTACGGTCATCAGTATAGTGTATCCTCTATCTCTATACCAATCTAGATGAGATTTTCCCCAGGGTATTATGACCCAAATAATTTTTTTTTCTGGAGTCAAAAGTTGAACTTTGACTTTTTTTTCCATTAAACTTCTTGCTTTTTTCTTCCAATATTATACTTGCTTTCTAAAGTCCATTCATCTTTTTCTTTAAAAGCAAGAACCTTGATTTGATTCAACGGTGCAATATCTTCTATCTTTGAAACATCCACAATAGAAATTAGACCCCAATCGCAAAGAAGTTGTGCAATTCTATTTCTACGCTGAACATCGTTGAGTGAAAGATTTGTTTTTTTGCCATCTAGAGCAAACAGTTCTTTGAAGTGTACGATGTAGTATTTACCTTGCTTGTGGAGAATATGGCAAGATTGATAGATCTTTTTTTCTTTTCTTGACGCAACGCCAATACGAGTTAAAGTTTCACGAACTTTTAAAAAATCATCTGGTTCGGACAAACTAACTTCTACCATATCAGAAGGTTGCCATTCAATTTCAATTTCAGTAGTCATTTATTTCCGCCTATATTTAATAGTTTTTTAATCTCATTAAGTTGAGAATTCGTGAGTACCCTTAATGCGGCGATTGCTTTGTTATGGTTATAACCATAATATTTTTTCACCAATTCAAGATGCTCAAGAGTTTGTTTTTTAACCCAAGGAGTATAGCGTTTCCTAGGCTTCAAACTATTTATATAAAAATCATATTGCATCTTTAAATTTAAATGATGATTTAAATTCATTTCATTGGCAAACAAAACACTATCTGTAAATGACGACAAACATTTATTAATGATGTAGGCGGGGTAACCTCTTACTGCTTCTTCATCGCCATCTAAAATATTTTTTTTGGTTTGATTAATACTATTAAGATAATCTTTTAGTTCATACTTCATTCAATTACACTCGTAACGCTGATTACTTTTGCATTGGGATTGCGGGCAATGGCAACTTGTTTTGCCTCTTGATAGTCCCTAGCATAAACTTCTTCATTAAAAACTTTTCCAGCAACATAAAGTTGTACACGGCATTTCATGGGGTGTCCTCCAAACCATCACTATTATAGTTGATCAGAACCAACTCGTGGCGGGATTCTTGACCAGATGTATATTTCTTATCAGACCGCATTGTATATGTATGAGCAAAATCAACAGATCGCCATCCGTCAAATCTATTTTTAACTAGGTTAGAACTATTATATGAAACCAGTTGTGGACAAATATGCCTATCACAATCAATAGCAAACTTATCATGATCAAATCCTTTATGCATTGATCCCTTGCGACCATAGAGGTTATCCTTAATATCATAAGGAGGATCAAGATACACAAACACACTTCTATCATCTGTCAGTAATTTTTCATACGAAAGATTAGTAATCTTCCAATCCTTGACAATTTCGCCATAACCAGGAATCTTATCAATGTTATTCATAGAGAAATTACTGATGCTTGCTTGTGGTGAGAAAGAAGAATTCTCAGTCAGACCAGAGAAACTACACTTGTTTAGAATATAAAAAGCAGTAGCACGATAAAGATCATCTGCCTCTGGATGATTAATTCCAATTTTCATTTGATTAAAGAGTTCTCTACCCTTATCATAATATTCTTCAAATTCTTTATTTTCTACCTCTTCCTCTTCTTCAATTTCTTCTGGTTCTTGTTCGTTTGCTTTTTTATCTGGCACTGGTCCAAGGTCTTCTTTATATCCTTTTAGGGCATCATAAAGATCTTGTGGTTGATCACGAAGAACACACCAGAATGTATAAAGAGGATTGTAAAGATCATTTACCCACACAGGAATATCTGGATATTGCTTAGAGATGGCAATTGACATGGATCCGCCACCAAGAAAAGGTTCCCTAAACTCGGTGATGTTTGACATGTCTGGCAGATATTGAAACAGTTTTACAACTGCTCTTGATTTGCCGCCAGGATAGCGAAGGGGGGTTTTCAAAGATTTCATATCAAAGAATGTTTTCAATGTTGTTAAGAATTTGATTGGCAGTAATCCTCTTTTGTTTTGGATTGATGTTAGTTGCCAGCATTGTAACATCACCTGGATAAAATTTTACTTTAGCAGCAGGTGAATTTGGTGTAAAATAGATACGTTTTTCTACAGTATTCCAATCAGCATATCCAATACACATGTTTTCGGTGTCAACAAGAAACATATAATCAAAGGTTTTTTCTACCTTTTTAGAATCACCGCGAAAGTTTTTAAGAGTAATTGTTTTGGTGGATCCATTTTTGTTAAAAAGACGAAGCGATCCTTTCATTTCATAATTTGTCTCATCTACACCGATGAAATCAACTCCATCCTTGTGATCGCCAACATATCTTACTTGTCCGTCGCTCCATTTAGCAAATGACTTTTCTTGGAGATATGTTCGGAAGGTTTTGAATGTGTTCGACTTCATCTCTTTAGTATTGGTTGCATCAACACAACCAAAAAATTCATGGAGATTGATGCGGGAAAAATCAAGGTTCATAATCAATAGGGTGATACTTTAAAAATTCTTGGAAGGTCATTTTCATTTCCTTCTGGGTCATGCCGCAGTGAGCGGCGGCAAGGGGCAAACTCATTTTAGCACGAAACAACCCCAAGTTTGCTTCTGCTACATTTTTTGGTGTGGTTTTTACTTTCATTTGAATTCACAGTGCATCATAATTTCAGTAAGGCAAGCAAGAAAGTTAATTTCTTGATCCGCAACAAAAGCAATTTGATATTGATACTTTGCCAAAATTAAAACTGCTTCTGGAATTGATGGTGGTTTCAAAGATTGATACAGCATGTTATAGATTTTTTTGATAATGAGGTTTGGATCATTATCAATGTTGTCACAAACCCATTTCTTGACTACTGTAAATTCTTTATTCTTTAATGATTTAATAAGATCGTCAAGTTGAATGTCGTCAATGTCAATCAAAATAGAACTATCAATTTGTCCAGATGCAGCGTGCCTCTGTGTTTCATTGATCAATCTACGCCAATCAGGATAGTAACGTTTAATTAATTTGATAATAATTTTATCATCGTGTTCTACTTTATTTTCTTCAAGAATACTTTTGAGACGTTTGAAAAATTTTGCCTGTAGTTTATCTTCGTCCTCCTTCTTGATTTTAAAATCAA